TAACATGTAGGTTTTGTTGCATGTAACGAAATGCTTTTGTATAAGTTACCTATGGACATTTATCAAGAACTCATGATGGAAATGCATCACAATGCGCCTCAAGATGAGCAAGATAAAATTCAAGTACAACAAGAACAACTACTTGATCAACGTGATAGTAACGGGAAATCATTGGTGCAAATTGAAGGTGAAGGCTTTGGTAACAAAAAACCAATTACTGCACCTATTTTCGAATAGGTTATATTAACCAAGATTAAGGAGACTCTTATGAGTTCAGTTAGCGCTCCATTTGGTTTACGCCCAGCATTCTTCCCAACTGGTTTGGAAAGAGCTCAAGCGTTAGCTAATGGTATCCCATCAGGTTATTCTTCAAACATTTTGAAGGGTCAACCTGTAGAGTATTACGCGAACAATGGTGTTATTCAGCCTGTAACAAGCACAGAAGCTTTTGCTGGTGCTTTTGCTGGTGTTGAATGGACTGACACTACTGGTCGTCGTCGTGTATCAAATTACTGGCCTGCTTCGACAACAGGTACAAACATCGTTGCTTATTTCTATAATGATCAACAAATCATTTATGAAATTCAAGCTGACGGTTCAGTGGCTCAAACCGCAATCGGTAATGAGTTCAATTTCACAAACCTAACCGCAGGTTCTACAACAACTGGCTTGTCACAATGTACAATGTCAGCATCTGGTGTTGGCTCATCTAGCCAAGGCCAATTAAGAGTTGTTGATCTCGGTCAAGGCGTTGACAATGCGTGGGGCGATGCATACACAGTAGTTCGTGTACAAGTTGCTAAACCTCAATTTGTTGCCGCTGTAACTGCTATTTAAGGAGGGATAAACTATGGCAGCTCCAATGAGAAGTACGGACTTTAGAAGTATAGTAGAACCAATCCTTAACGAAGCATTTGATGGTGTATATGATCAACGTGCTGATGAATGGAGCACTGTATTCCGTGAACAAGCTGGTATTCCTAGAAATTACCACGAAGAGCCTGTTCTTTACGGTTTTGGTGCAGCACCTCAACTACCTGATGGTACTCCTGTATCATATCAACAAGGTGGTGTTCTATTCTTACAACGTTACGTTTACCAAGTTTTTGGACTTGCGTTTGCGTTAACTAAAGTATTAGTAGAAGACGGTGATCACATTCGTATCGGTCAAGTTTATGCTAAACACTTAGCACAATCTTTAGTAGAAACTAAAGAATTGCTTTGCGCTAACGTACTTAATCGTGCATTTAACTCTTCATACACTGGTGGTGACGGCGTTCAATTGAACTCTTCAGCACACCCAATTGCTGCTGGTACATTTAGTAACTTACTAGGTACTGCAGCTAACTTATCACAAACTTCACTTGAGCAAATGTTAATTCAAATTCGCCAAGCTGTTGACAACAATGGTAAGAAAATTAGATTGCAACCTGTTAAATTAGTTGTTGCACCAGGTAACGTATTCCAAGCTGAAGTATTATTAAAATCAGTTTTACGTACTGGTACTGCTAACAATGATATTAACCCAATCAAGTCTATTGGTTTATTACCAGAAGGCGCTTCAGTTATTAGCCGTTTAACTTCAGCTACTAACTGGTGGGTTGAAACAGATGCTCCAGAAGGTATGAAACTCTTAATGAGACGTGCTCTTGAAAAAACTATGGAAGGTGACTTCGAGACTGACTCAATGAGATACAAGGCTACCGAGCGTTATCAAGTGGGTTGGACAGATCCACGTGCAATGTACGGTACACCTGGTGTATAATAAGTAGTAACGGGAGAGGGGAGCTTTTCCCCTCTTCATTTTTTTAACAATGTCAAACTTTTCATGGAGAAAGACATATGCCACAATTTAGTGATGATTTATTCTTGGGCTCAGCCCAAACAAACATGGGTCTTGCAAAATTTGCAAACACATCTACAGTTAATGGTACTATTTCTGGTACTGTTTTAACAGTTAACTATTTAGCTTCAGGTGATCCAATTACTGTAGGTATGTACGTGTCAGGCGCAAGCGTGACTGCAGGTACATATATTACTTCATTCAACTCTGGTGTAGGCGGTGCTGGTACTTATAACCTAAGCGCTTCTTCAACAGTAGGTTCAGCTGAAACTATAACATTAGCAGGTAACGCATATCTAGGTGATCCGGCTCCAATGTCAGTTGGTGTAGGCCCACTAGGTCGTGTATACATCTGGGATGTTGTTCCTGAAACAAAGCAAACAAATAACATTTCTACTGCTGCTTCTTATTCTGGTGCTGGTAATGCTGTATTAGCTGCTGGTACAGGTACTACTGCAGTTATTCGAAATGATGGCGTATCTGTAATTCAATTAGATACTCCACGTGCAGTAAGTATTACAATTGGTACAGGTACTATTACTAATACCAACGTAACTATTTCTGGTTACGACGTGTACAATCAACCGCTGACACAAATTATTGCAACTGGTACAACGCAATCAACAACTGTGAATGGTACAAAAGCATTCTATCAAATTTCACAAGTTGCTGTTGCAGGTAACTGCGGTGGCACAATTGCTGTAGGTACAACAGATATTCTAGGTTGCCCAGTTCGATATACAGATGCTGGTTACATTATTAGCGCAGGTTGGGCTAATACACTAGCTGAAGATACTGGTACACCTGTTGTAGCTGATACTACAAACCCAGCAACATCATCTACAGGTGATGTGCGTGGTACTTACACACCATCTTCTGCGTCTAATGGCGTACGTAGATTAGTGCTTTCATTGGCTGTCCCAGCTATCGCTGTAGGCCCAAATGCAACTCGTGTCGGCGCACTTGGCGTTAACCAAGCTTAATAGGAGAATATAAATGGCAAAAGCAACAGCAAAATTTGGTCGTGAATCAAAAGAATTCACCACTGAACCTTCAGTTGATGAAGTAGGTGGTGGTATGAAAAAAGGTGGTAAAGCTCACCATAAGAAACATATGGCAATGGGTGGACCTAGCGGTCTTGCAGGTGTTATCGGTTCTCCTAATCAAGGTAACATGGGTCGCCCAGGTATGGGACGTGCACAACGCCCTATTGTTCCGGGTCGTCCACAACTCCCTGTAATGCCGGGTCGTGGTGCTAACCCAGGTGTGGCTATACTGCAAAAAAAGGGTGGTAAAGTACATAAAGCTGCAGGTGGTAAAATTGAGCATCTTGAAAAAGAACTCAAACATCATGAGCATATGAAAGCTGGTAAAGCGCATCATGGCCTTAAAAAAGGTGGTGGTGTTAATTTTGCAGCAGGCAAAGGTGAACCCGGTGGTCTTTTAGGTGGCGTGTATGATGTACGTGCGCATTCAAAAGGTAAAACTGGTGACATTGAAGGCCCAGGCTATAAACATGGTGGTAAAGCTCATCATAAAAAACATATGGCTAAAGGTGGTACATTACATCCTAAGATCGATGTTAATGATAAAGTTGTTGAAGCTAAACAAACTAAATCATTTAATACAAAAACAGGCGATTTAGAAGGTGTAGGCTATAAACATGGTGGCAAACTTAAAAAGTATGCATCAGGTGGTACTGTATCTGACAGCGTTGCAAAACGTTATGAAAATACATTAGTATATGATGGCGCAAAAATGCCTACTAAAAAAGGTGGCACTGGTTCTATTAAACAAGGTCCAGCTGGCTATAAAGAAGGTGGTCATGTAGCACATCATACAACACACGGTCATGGTGACCATGGTCATAAGCATCATCATGAGCATGTAGCTAAACATCATGCAGGACATTCTAAAATTGAAGGACACCCCATGAAACATGGTGGTAAAGTTCATACAACTAAAATGTCTACCCACATGAAAAAAGGTGGTAAATGTAACTACTAAGGCGTGGGGCTTCGGCCCCTCCCTTTTTCTAAGGATAAATTATGAGTAATAATATTGTTTCATCAGTTACTAAATTTGGAGCTTACGAGCCTTTTGATTTACAAGTTGCTCGTAATCAAATTTTAGGACATACTACTGTAAGTATTTTTGGTTATCAACCATCATTAACTACTACTTCAATTCCAATTTGGGAAAATGCTTCTACATATACATATATTACATCGGCATCAACATTATCATTAGTAAGTACATCTGCATCAGATGATACATCTGCAAAAATTTTAATTAGCGGTTTAGATTCAAACTTTAACCCTATTTCTGAAACATTAGCAATGAATGGTACTGGTGCTGTAACTACAGTTAATAGTTATTTTAGAGTTAATAGTTTATTAATGACTTCACCTGGAACTGGACAAAATACTAATGTAGGCACTATTACATTAAAACAATCATCAAACGTAGTTGCGCAAATTAACGTAGGGATTGGTAAATCACAAAGCACTATTTTTACAGTGCCAGCAGGTTATACATTTTATTTAGATTTGGCAGAAGTAAATACATCAAATAGCTATACAGGTTCAACAATCGTTACATATAAAGTTCAAGCAATTAATAATGTAACTGGCGTTAAATTAACTGTATTACAACAGCCATTTGTATCTCTTTATACAGCAACTAGATCTCAAGATCCATTTGCTTATTCTGAAAAAACAGATATTCAATGGCAATTAGTAGCTAATACTGGAACGATTGCAGCTGGTGTAATTGTGACTGGTAAGCTAATTCAAAATAACAATACAACAACTGGTTCAGGTAGTTAATTATGCCAAGCGTAAGCAAAAAACAACATAACTTAATGGAAGCTGTGGCTCATAGTTCTTCTTTTGCTAAAAAAGTAGGTATACCACAACATGTTGGAAAAGATTTTGCTGAAGCAGACAAAGGTAAAAAGTTTGCTAAAGGTGGTTTATATGCAAATATTCATGCTAAACAAGAGCGTATAGCTCATGGTAGTCACGAACATATGCGTAAGCCTGGATCAAAAGGCGCACCAACTGCTGCTGATTTTAAAGCAGCTGCTAAAACTACAAAATTAGCTAAAGGTGGAGATCCTAGATTATCAGTAAGTCGTGGTGAGAAGTTACCAACATCACAAGGCGCAGGATTAACACAAAAAGGTAGAGATAAGTATAATAGAGCAACTGGTAGCCATCTTAAAGCACCACAAGCAAAAGGTGCTAGACATAATTCATTCTGTGCAAGAATGTCAGGCATGCCGGGCCCTATGAAAGATGAAAAAGGTAGACCAACACGCAAAGCAGCATCATTACATAGATGGCATTGCGCAGATGGTGGAAAAGTTAAAAAACATAATATAAAAGGGTGGTAAGCCATGTCTACAAGCGGTACAGTTGGTCAAACAGTTATAACTGTTCAGCAATTAATTGATAGTGGCGCTCGTAGAGCAGGTAAATTAGCTGAAGAATTAACATCTGAGCAAGTTGCTGCTTCTACACAAAGCTTATATTATCTTTTATCAAATTTAGCCAATAGAGGTATTCAATACTGGTGTATTGAAAAAACTGTTGTAGGTTTAAATCCAGATAAGTACATATACTATTTACCTGTAGGCACTGTAGATGTTTTAAATGCAAACTTTAGAACAGTTACAGCTAATAATACAGGCTATTATAGTAGTTCAGGTACTACTTCATATGCTTTTGATGGCATAGGTCAAAATATTTGTCAATTAACCACTAATACTGGTGTTATTGGTATTAATAATGGTACTGGTCAAAATATTTATATGGCTACTGTAGGTATTTTACCTGCTATTTCAGGCACCGTAGACATTCAAATTCAATATTCTATGGATAATACCAATTGGACTACAATTTATGATCCCTCAGCCACATCTTGGGTGGCTGGCACATGGATCTATTATGATTTAGACCCATCAGCAAGTGCACCTTTTTGGCGAATACAACAAACTTCAGGCCCTAATATGGGATTCTATCAAGTTGTATTTGGTTCAAGCCCTACTGAAATACCTTTAGCTAGATTGAATCGTGATGATTATACTAATCTCCCGA